GCTAAGTGGCTAGGTTTAGAGAATGAGGGTTTAATGAAACAATATGGTTTTGATGGTACTGACCATTATAGATTTGCGAGGTTATTCTAATGGGTTGGTTTGCTGCTCTTCCTGCTATTGGTCAAGCAGCCATAGGTCTTGGTGCAGTAACTACAGTTGCTGGAATACAACAAGCAGGAGCTGCTGGTAAATATAATCAAGCAGTACAAAATAGAAATGCACAGGTTGCAGAACAAGAAGCTGCACAAATAGAAAAACAAAAAGAATTTGACATAGCTAGATTTGATCAACAATTTATACAATTACAAGGTCAAACAAAAACTAGAGTATTATTTTCTGGTGCTGAACTATCTGGTTCTGGTTTAAGAATTTTAAGAAGAAATGCTGAACAAGCAGAAGTAGAAAAAAATATTATTGATTACAATGCAAAAATTGGTCAAGCAAGAAAATTTGAGGAAGCTAATTTTGCAAGAATACAAGGAACTATGGCAAGACAACAAGCGAGAATGCAACAATTACAATTAGCGTCTTCTTTTGGATCTAGTTTATTAGGAGCTGCAAAATAATCATGCCAAGAATACCAACATTTACAGCACAAGGAAGACCAACTGCAGAAGCACCAAGTGTTAGAACTGGTATACAAATATCCCCATCTCAAAATATAGGTACTGCATTACTGCCTGCTATAACTGGTGTTATTGATTATAGTGTTAAACAAAGAGATGCAGCAGAAAAAGTAGAAGCTGCTAAAAAAGTTTTTGAAATTAAAGGTGAGTTAGATAAATATATTCAATCTGAAAAAGAAAATATTAATGAAGAAAGTGCAATTAATAATTTTCAAAAAAAATATAAAGATTATGTAAATCAACAATTAACTGGTGTACAAAATAATAGAATAAAACAAAGAATACAACAAGATCTTGATTTAGAATATTCTGAATACATTTATAATATTAAAAAAAATTCTTATAGTTCATTAGAAAAAGAAAGTATTAAAGTCGTTAATGATGAAATTAATTCTTTATCTGGCAAGTATGGTACTAGCGACAACCCTATTTTAAAAGTTAAATATAAAACAGAAGCTATAAATAAAATTACTCAATTTGCTAATAATTTTGGATTACCTAAGAATGTTTTAGATACAAAATTAAAAGCATTAAACAGTCAATTTTTATTAGCAGATATGTCTCAACTTGCTGGTTTAGAAAATGGTGCTGAGCAAATTAAAAAATTAGATGACTCTTTAAAAGGAACATCTTTTTTAAATGACCAAGATTTTGGAAATGGAGTTTATGATTCTTATAATAAAAAAATATCAGATATTAGTATTAAAGGAGATTTTAATTCTGATTATGATAGAGCATTAGAATTAACTAATGAATTAGAAACATTTCAGAGATCTAATGGTTATAAAATAAATACTGGAGATTTATCTATTAAAATAGATTCTTTAAAAGAAAAAATATTAACTGAAAAAATACAACACGAGGGTTTATTATTAAAACAGGGTGATAATAAAGCGTTTTCTGAATACTCTAATGATTTAATAAGAGGTTTAACAAAAAGTATAACTGATAAAGGTTTAGGTTTACCTCCAGAATTAGCTGATGAAATTGCTGGTGCAGAAGTAGAGTCAGAGTATAAACAAAGAATTAAAAATTATTTAAGTACAAACCCTGACGCTTCTTTAACAGAGAAAAAACAATTTGCTAGAGAATTAGTATATACTTTACAAAATATTTATGAAGATAAAAATATAGATAAAAATCAAAATAGAATACTAAATCAAAATAGATTTGATATTGAGGCAGAATATCTAAAAGTTGTTAATGATATAAAATTACTACAAGAAGGAAATTTAGATCCAAACATATTAGAACAGTATAAATTTCGTGCAATACAACAAGGATTTTTTATTAAGGTTAAAGACAAAGATGGAAAAGAAAAAAAAGAAGGAGATGTTACATCTTTTATTAATGAGTATCTTCCTATATTGGCAGGTCAAATAAGACCAACTGTTACAGGACAATAATATGTCTTCTGAATTTTCTCCAAAAGTTTTAGAACTTCTTGGTCAAAGTAATAAAGAAACTGTAAAAATAGAACCAGTTAGTTCTGGTTTGGTTAAAAATCCTACACAAGAAGATCCCAGCTACTGGACTATTGCTCAAGATATGTTTTTATCTATACCTCAAGGAGTAGTGAATGCAGTAGAGGAACAAGGTGATTTTTTAGATGAAAATATTGTTTCTCTTGGTGGACTTGAGTTTGGAGATAAAGATGGAAAATTAACATTTAAAGATTTTATTCCAAGATATGTTCCTCCGTCTAAATGGAAATCAGAAGAATATTCTAAAAAAAGACAATTACCAATATTTCATAAACCAGAAACTTTAGCTGGTAATATGACAGAAGGAGTGTCAAGATTTATTACTGGTTTTGCAGGACCTGCTAAATTTTTAAAAGGTGCTGGTCTTACTGGTAGTTTAGTTAAAACATCTTTAAGAGGATTTTCTGCAGGTGCAGTTGCCGATCTTACTGTGTTTGATCCTAATGAAGGTAGATTATCAGATATGCTAGTAGAGTTTGATTCTCCTTTGTTAAATAATGCTGTTACTCAATATCTTGCAACAGATGAAAGTGATTCTGAAATGGAAGGTAGATTAAAAAATGTTTTGGAAGGTATGGCTCTCGGTGGTCTTACTGAATCTATTTTTTATGGAATCAAAGGTTGGAAAAAAATGAGAGGAGTTAGAGATTTAGATGAAAGAGCAAAAATTCAACAAGAAGTAGCAAAAGTTATTGATGACACAAATAAAGGTAAAAAAACAAAAGCAGTTAGAAAATTTGCTTTAGAAGGTGATCAAGGAGTTAATCCTAAAGAAGCATTAAAAATTATTACCAAATCAAAAGAAACTGCTAAACAAGATTCAGAGCTTTGGATTAAAAAAGTTATAAATACTAAATCATTTAAAAGTGGTGAACAAGTTTTAAGAACCATTGATAATATAGTTGATAATGGTTTTGATGATGTAACAAAAGAATTTTTAGAAAATGATGTTCTTACTAATGAGGTTGCATTAGAAGTTGCCATGACTGCTGGAAGAGATCAAAAAGAAGTATTAAAATCTATTACCAAAGAAGGAGTTAGAGTAAAAGAAGCTACAGTTAGAATGCTTACTACTAAATCTACATTGCAAAAACTAGCACTTGATTTTCAAGAGAACTCTGTAAAATATTTAGATGAATTTGGAGAAGATTCTACAAAATGGTCTAAAGAAGCTAGAGAAGATTTAGCTTTAAGAAAACAAGTTATACAAGAAACATTTGTTTCATTAAAAAATCAAATAAGAGGTGCTGCAAGAACAACTCAAGCAGGAAGAATTAAAGTACCTGCAGTAGATGGTAAAGAATTTGATATAGATAAAGTTGCAAATATATTTAAAAATTTTGATGCTAATCCTGCAGTAATGGCTAAAAAAATAAGAGATTTAAAACCAGATGATGTTATTAATGAAGTAACAAAATCAAGATTTAGTAAAGGAATAGAAGTATTTAATTCTTTATATATAAACTCTATTCTATCTGGTACTCCTACTTTTATTGTTAATCTTGTTGGTAATGCTTATGAAACAATTTTAAAACCATTAGAGCTTGCAGCAGGCGGTGCGTTAAGAGGTGATATAAAAACAATACGAAGTGGTTTTTCTCAATATATAGGAATGGTACATACTATGAGAGATACTATAAGAGCAGTTGGTATTGCGTTAAAACAAGGGGATGCTGTTCTTGATCCTTTTGTTAGAACTCAAGATAATTTACAAATTGTTAATGGTAAAGCAGTTAGACCTATTAGCGGTTCTAACCTTGGTTTTAATGGTAAAGTTGGAACTGCCATAGATTGGATAGGTGCAATTTCTCAATTTCCAACAAGATTATTAATGGGTACTGATGAATTATTTAAACAAATTATTTATCGTGGAAGATTATATTCTGAAGCAATTGATAATACTTTAGAACTAGGTTTTAAATTAGAAACAAAAGAAGCTAAAGATAATATAGATAAAATATTTAAAAATGGTTTTGATAAAAATGGAATGGCAAATGTTAAAGACAATGATATTGCCGCAAGAGCATTAGAAAATGCAAGAGTAGGAACTTTTCAAAATAGTTTAGATGATGGAAGACTTTTAAATATAGGTAAATTAGTAACAAATATTTTAAATGAAGCTCCTTATTTTAGATTTTTAGCTCCTTTCGTTAAAACACCTACTAATCTTTGGAGAAATGTTGAAAGTCGTATTCCTGTATTAGGAGCTCTTACTAAACCAATGAGAGAACTTTGGAGATCTGGAGATAGAAGAGCAAGAGCAGATTTACTAGGTAGACAATTATTTGGTTTTTCTGCTTCTATTTATGCTTATCATTTAGTTAATCAAGATATTACTGATAGTAAAGGAAATGTTTATCCTAGAGTAACAGGTGCTGGTCCTAAAGATTCTAATGTAAAAAAATTATGGTTTCAAAGTGGTTGGCAACCTTATTCTATTGCACAACAGAATGATGATGGAACAATAACTTACAAACAATATAATCGTAATGATCCTCGTTTTTCTATTTTAGCAATAGCTGCAGATATAAGAGAGAATCAGGATAATATTAATGATGAACAAAAACAAAATATGTTTACTGTAGCCGTGTTATCTGCAATAAAATCAGCAGGTAATAAATCATATCTTCGTGGTATTTCTGATGCATTTGATTTAGCAGAAAACTTAACTCCAGAAACTTTTGCTAGATACGTTGGAAAACAAATAGGAAATGCAATACCTTATCAAGCATTATTAGGTCAGGATATTCCAGGCATAACAGAAATAGATAAAGAAATATTACAAGCAAGAGGTTTTGTTGATGAGATTATTAAAAAAGCACCATTAATTAATAAAACAAAATATCTTGAACCAAGACTAGATCTTCTTACTGGAGAACCTATTGAGAGAACTGGTACTTCAGTATATTTTAATCCTGATAATTTTTTATCTGTAACTCAAGGAGCAATTTTAGTTGGAAGAAAATCAAAAGTGAAAGAAGATCCAGTACGATTAGAAATTGCTAGATTAAAAATTAGAGCTATTTCCGAACCTAACCAAAAAGAATTAAAAGTAGTTAATTTAGTTGATTATAAAAAAAATAATGTGTCTGCTCACAATTATTGGATTAGTAGAATAGGTAAAACAACTGTTGGTGGTTTAACTTTAAAAGAAAGATTAGATCAAACTATTAACTCTATATCTTATTTAAGAAGACAAGAAGGTAATGAAAACTTTGAGGGTGGTAAAGAAATGATTATTAAAAAAATATTTCAAGCATATAAAACAAAGGCTAAACAAGATATGTTAGAAGAATATCCAGATGTTGCAGAAGCTGTAAAAAACGCTAGAATAGAGAAATATGGACTTAGAAAGTCTACTTTTGATATAGATGAAAGACCAAAAGAATTATTGCCTAGAAGATAAAATAACTATATAGGAAACCTAATATGACAATATCATCAACAACAGTTAAAAATTCCTATAACGGAGATGGCTCTACTACCACCTTTAGTTATACCTTTAAGATATTTGCAAACTCTGATTTACAGGTCATTATTAGAAATAATACAACTGCCACAGAAACTGTTAAAACTTTAACTACGCATTATACTGTTACTGGTGCTGGATCAGCATCAGGTGGTTCTGTTATCTTTACTGCAGG